CAAGGGCTGTTCCTGAAGCTGCGCGAGGACATTCACAGGGACAGCAGCGGGCAGCATGACCGGGCGCCGGAGACGGTGGCCTGCATCCTGATCGGCTACCAGCTGATGCTGAATTATATGCGGGACCTGGGGCTGTTCGACACGCAGACGGCCGCGAAGCTGATGGCGGAAGCCAGGGCGAAGCTGATGGAGACCAGCAGGAAGCAGGCCAGGGACATGGAGAGCGAAAAGCCGACCAGGATCTTCCTGGACGCGCTGGCGGAGCTGATGAACAGCAAGAAGGTCGGGCTGAAGGACCTGAGCGTGCCGGAAGCCAAGGATCCGCCGCCGACCCAGGCGATGGTCGGATACATGGACAGCGACTACTATTACCTGCTGCCGAACGTGGCCTTCGGGGCGGTGCAGAAGCTCTGCAGGGAGCAGGGCACGGAATTCCCGGTGAGCCTGAAGGCGCTGTACAAGCACCTGCGGACGGACAGGATCCTGAAGGATCTGCGGCCGGACGGGAATCCGACCCAGGTCAAATGGATCGACGGGAAGAGCGTGCGGCTGCTGTGGATCCCTGCCGGCGAGCTGAACGGGCCGAAGGTCGAGGCGGAACAGATGAAGATCGTCGGAAACGACGGAATCCCGGAGGAGTGGAAGACATGAAAAGATACGCCGAACTGTATGGCTTCGAAGATGTGGAGCAATTTGCGCAGTACCTGATTAAGAGAGCGCGGGAGGAACGGCTGATTGTATCGATTGAGCTGTCGAATGACAGCTGCACAATGTGCATTGAACCGTTGGAAAACCGCGTGTATATATGCCCGCATTACGGAGAAACGCGGGAAGAGAGGTAAACCGCGGGGGAAGCGAGAGCCAGGAGCGGACCCCGGGAAAATAAACGACAAAAGGACAGGAGGAACAAGACGATGGAAATGCTGGCAGGAATGAAGTGGATCAGCTGCGAGGAACGGAACCCGGAGACGTATGGGAAATACCGGGTGATCTGCATGCAGCGGGGACAACGGACAGAGGACGATTACCTGTGGAACGGAAGCTACTGGGTGACGCCGAAGGGGAGCCCGAGCAAGGGCGTGCAGGCGTGGGCAGAGCAGAACGTGCCGGCCGTAAAGACGGAGGCGAAGATGCTGACCCTGGCGGACTACGAGGCGCGGATCCACCTGTACAAGGAACAGATCGGCACCGGGTACATCGGGATCGGGCGGACGCTGAACGAGGCGAAGGACGCCGGCGTGGTGCCGCACGGACAGTGGGAGCAGTGGGTCACGGCAACCACCGGGCTGACGCCCAGGCAGGCGCAGCGGTGCATGCAGGCGGCCACGGAGATCAGGGACGGCAGCGCCCTGGCCAGGCTGGAGATGAGCAAGGCGCTGATGCTTTTGTCCTCCGGACTGGACGAGGAAGAGCGGGAAACGATGGCCGAGCGGGTCGCCGAGGAAGGGACCACCGTGAAGGCGCTGCGGGACGAGCTGAAGCGGGTGAAGCTGCAGGCGGTCGAGAACGCAGGGGCCGCCGCGGAGATCCGGGAGGAGCTGAAGCGCGCGGAAAGCGAGCGGCAGAGCCTGGAATACCAGCTGAAGGCGACGATCAGCACCTACAGCCAGAAGCTGGACGAGGAAAGCGAGAAGGCCTATATGCGCGGGATCCGGGAGCAGGAAGCGGAACTGGAAAAAGCCAGGAAGAAGGCTGAAGTGCTGCGGGGGAAGCTGGAGAACGCGGTGGATGTTGCCAGGGAAGAACTGGACCATGAATACCAGGAAGCGCTGGAACACGCGAACAGGCAGAACACGATCCTGGCCGGCAAGGTGAAGGAAGCCAGGCAGGAAGCCGAGGAAGAGGTCGGGGAGGAACTGGCCGCGCTGCGGAAGACCCAGAAAGACCTGCTGGATGCCGCGGCGGAAGCGGAGCAGCGGGCCGCCGACGCGGAAGCGGAACTGGAAGCGCTGCGGGCCGGGAAGGATCCGGACAAGGTGCCGGCGGTGATCGTGCTGAACAGGGCGCTGAGTGCGTTCTACGGCGAGTGCGAGCTGATGCCCTGGTATCCGGAAGAACTGCGGAGCAGCAGGCAGCCTGTGCTGGAAGCTGTCGCCGGGCTTGAATCCTGGTGCGAGCGGATGCGTGCGGCGCTGGACGCCGCGGTGCCGGCAGAGGGGGCAGTCAAATGAACGAGCGATACGATCCCGAAGAGATCAAGAGAAGCATGGACGGCATAATGGAGTGCCAGCTGGAATGGGAAGCAACCCCGGAGACGGCGCAGAATATGCTGCAGCTGGTGCCGAGCCTGTACGCGGTGAGCAAGAAGGACGCCCTGACGCTGTATGAGAACATCGGGCAGCTGGGGAAGTACATGACACAGATGGGGCAGATGATGGCCGCCATGCAGCGGAGGCTGGACGACCTGGAAGCGCGGCAGGCGCAGGTTACGATCTGCCACGGGGACGTCAGGCGGATCCAGGCGCTGATCCGGTACCGGGCGGATGAAATCTGCCGGAAGTACGACCTGCAGGACGCGGCCAGCCCGAGGATCTTCCGGGCGGCGATCAAAAAGGACGTGCTGAAGCGCTACCAGGTGAAGGATCTGCACGATATCCCGGAGACGGCGATCCCCGCGGTGGACAAGATGATCAACGGATGGGTGAACATCCGGCTGGCCATGGAAAGGAGGGCGGGCACGTGACGATCCTGGAAGAGGAAGCCAGGCGCCGGAAGGCGCTGGAAATGCAGGCGGAAATGCAGGGGCGGTACCGGGTGACGATTACACGGCCCGCCCCGAAGGGGCCGGAGAGTGTAACGGATACCCGGAAACCCTCACAACCGGCAGCGAAGGGCGTGCGGGCCGGATCGGAAGCAGCTCGCACCGGCAAAAAAATCGCGGATTCTTCCGTGGCGGCCCGCGCCCCAAAAGCCGGGGCGCCGCACGCGAAGGATCCGGATCCGGAGATTCCTGAGAGCCGGAAAACGAAGCCGAACCGGCGGGAAAATGAATTCATGCTGAACCTGATGATCCTGCGGAACACGCTGCACCGGAACGCGCCGGAGACCAGGGAGCGGGCGAAGCTGGCCGGGAAGTACGTGTGGCGGGACATCCGGCTGATGACGAAGCTGGTGGACAAGATCCAGGACGCGCTGCTGCGGACCATGCCAGCGAGCCGGGACGAATATTACAGCGCATACGCCAGGCACGGCCACTATGAGCTGCATATCGACGGGCCGGTGCGCACAAGCAGGCACCTGCTGGTGACCGATAAGCACCTGGCAGCAATGGCTGAGGCGGCGATGAAGAGCGAGTGCATCCTGTGTATGCGGGAGGGGAGCGAGATCGGACAGTGCCCGCTGCGGGAAGCGCTGCTGGAAACGGCGGCGCCGACGGACCTGCAGCCGGACGGGCTGATCCGGAAGTGCGAATACAGGGACGCTGCGGGCGCCCTGATCCAGGGAAAGGATGTGACGGTATGATCATTCAGGTACCGGTGGAGGTGCTGTGCAAGGGGTGCGAAGGATGCCCGCGGCTGGATATCCGGGCGGAAGAACTGTACGCGGCCGGGCACATGGTTTCGCGTGACCTGGCGTGCAGGCATCTGAACGACTGCCTGATGGTGCGGGAAGCAATGGAACGGAAAGAAACGGAGGGAGAGAAATGAACAAGTACATCATTATCGGGGCGCTGGTGCGGGATCCGGAGACGGGGACGACGGACAGCGGGGTGAACTGGTGCCGGTTCACGGTGGCAGCGCGGAAGCGGTACCACCGGGAAGGCGAGCCGGACGCCGAGTTTGTGCGGGTGACGGCGTGGCGCGCCTTGGGGGACACCTGCGCGCGGTTCCTGCGGAAAGGCAGGAAGGTGGCCGTGACCGGAGAGCCGAAGGCCCATGGATGGAACGGGCAGGACGGATCCGTGAAGGCGCAGATCGAAATGACCGCGGACGACGTGGAGTTTGTCAGCAGCGGCAGCGGGAACAGCTCGCCGACGGACGATGACGCGCCGCCGGCGCCGGCAGAAAATGTTGATCGGCAGAGTGGGATGACCGTGGTGGATCCGGAGGAGCAGCCGTTCTGAGGTGATGACACGATGAAAGAACAGGCGAAAAACTGCCGAAACTGCGGGGCGCCGCTGAACGAGTGCGGGGACTGCGAATACTGCGGAACAAAAAGCCCGCGGGAGTGGAACAGCTGGTTAGAAATCACGCCCTATAGCATCAAACTGAACGTCGATCAACGATCGATCGGGAATATGATCGAGAAACACATGGGGACATAACAAACGGACAACGGGGGGCCTGAAAATGGACGCGATGACAATCCTGAGACGGTGCCGGGCGGCGAAGAGCGACGTCGAGCGGCTGCAGCAGCGGATCGACCAGCGGCACGATGTGCTGACGAGCCTGAGCGCGCCGCAGGCCGACCCGAACGGCGGGAGCCGCGGATCCGGAGACAGGGACAAGATCGGCCGGATCATGGCGGAGATCGACGCGCTGGAGCGCGAGCGGGACGCGAGGAAGGAAGCCGGGGAAGCGGAACGGGTGGCCGCCTGCACGCTGATGGACATGGTGCCGGACCTGGAAGGGAAGATCCTGTTCGACTACTACGTGAAGCGGTGGGACACGCCGAAGATCGCGCGGCAGGAGAAGTACACGGCGGGATATGTCCGGAAGATGAAGCGGAGCGCGGAGCAGCTGATGGAAATGATCAGCCCGGAGAACGTGAACCGCACGCTGCCGGCGTGGTACCTGAAGGAGAAGGGAGGTGTGTGAGATGGCGAAGGAAGAGCCGGTCAAGGGCGTATACAGCAACCAGAGGAAACGGCCGGACCTGGACTGCAGCGTATGCATCCACCGGGACGGGTGCATGAACGCCCAGGAGGGAAAGTTCTGCGGGAAATTCCAGAGCAAGCAGCTTGATCCGAAGGCGAAGGGCGTGGATCCGAACTGGCTGTGGGAGCATGGCGAAGAGGTGGAATTCTGATGACCGGGGTGGAACGGTGCTACCGGTACGCGGACGACGTACTGAGCGGACGGATCAGGGCGTGCGGCAAGGTGACGCGCGCCTGTTCGCGTTTCCTGGAAGACCTGGAACGGTCAAAGGCGGATCCGGAATATCCGTGGGTATTCGACGAGCACAAGGCCGGGCGGCCGATCGAGTTTATGGAGCGGTTCCTGGTGCCCACCAAGGGCGACTACGACCGGATGGAGCTGATGGGCTGGCAGTGCTTTATCGAGGCGAACCTGTACGGATGGGTGGACCGGGAGACCGGATACCGGAGATACCGGGAGGGCCTGATCGTGGTGGGTACCGGCAACGGCAAGAGCACAATGATGGCCGGGAACGCCACGTTTATGGCCTGCAAGGACGGGGAGCGCGGGGCGGACGTGTACCTGCTGGCCAACAGCAAGGAACAGGCCGGGATCGTGTTCGGCGAGTGCCGGGCGCAGATCATGGCGTCGCCGTACCTGGCGCCGCGGTTCCGGACGCTGCGGGACGGGGTATACTACGACAAGACGAACGCCCGGATCATGCACCGGTCCAGCGATTCCAAACGCCTGGACGGCCTGAACCCGCACGGGGCGATCTTCGACGAGATCCACGAATACCGGGACTTCAAGCTGCTGAACATCTTCAAGCGGAAAACGGTCAAGCGGACGCAGCCGCT